CGCGGCCAGCGGCCCCACCACCAGCACGCCGTCGCGAAAGCAGCGCAGATTCGAGCCGTCCCAATCATAGGACATGGTATGCGTCGCGTTCAGCGTGAAGCCGGTATCCGCCGAGGTCCCGCTCACCAAGCCGTTAGTGGTCGTCACGATTTCGCAGAAGGTCTTGCCGCTGCTGTTGACTGCCATCTGCACTGGCGTGTTGTCCGCGCCGGCGGCGTTGTAGAGGCCGGGATAGGCCGTGAACCATTGGAATAGCTGTCCGGTCGATCCGAGCGAACTGAGATTCACCACCATCTCGACGCCGATCTGAGTATTGCTGTTGAAATTGACCGCCACTGAATTGAGCCAGTCCGACAGCACCAGGTTCGGCGCTCCGCCCGTTGCGGCCATCGAATTGCCGCTGCCCACCAGCGCGCTGGCATAGGTGATATTGTTTGCCGCAGGCGCCTCCGCGACTACCGACGGCCCCGCGAAGTTCGGACATAGCCGCGCATGCGCTCCCCACGTATTCGCCATCGTGTCACTGCCGAAATCGAGGCCGCCGCAATAGATGCGGATCGGCTGCGTAATCCGATAGCAGCCCGCCGGCCCGGTATAAGGCAGCAGCACCCGCGCGAGCGGCACATGCGCACCCAGCGGCGTTGACCCTGGTGACGTCATTCCGCAAGCTGCCAGGACCGCGTTCTGGATCGCTGCGGTATCGTCGTGATAGCTGTCGCCGGTCGCGCCCATCGCCAGGGTCGTGCCAGCACTCGCGGCGACCCCCGTGAATGGCGCCATTACATTGATCACGCCGTTGAAACTGCCGCGCAGGTCGTTCACCACCCCGCCGCTCGAACCGTGCAGGATCGGTGCCGACTGAATCGCTGCGGTTGGATAAAACGCCAGCGCAATCGCCGACAGTGCGCCCGCCGCGCTGGTATTAAAGCCGATCGCCGGGGACGCGCCATAGGCATTAGTCAGTCCGGTCACCGCAAAATTATTGCCACTCGGGGCGAATAGTTGCGTACCGATTTGTGCCGCCAGGTTACCGCCCGACGACGAGGTCGCCGCCGCCACGATAAAATCGTTTTCGTGGGCCAGCGCCGTTGGAAACGCGCCGATGCTGATACTCGCGATTGAACCGTTGTTGCCGCCGTTCGATCCGTAAGCCTCCTCGAACTGCGCGCAATTGGTCCCCGCGATATTCAGCAGGATGATGTTGTAGAATTGGCTGGTGCTCCAGCTCACTGCATAATTGCCCGCTTCGCCCGCCGCTGTTTTGCAGAAGCCCGCGATTATCGATCCAGCCGTATTTGCGTAGCTGCCGCCAAGCTCGCTGAACCCGCTGGGCGGCGTATAGGTCTCCGACGCCTGCGCATTCGCAACGATCAGCACCAGGGCGTTGCCGTTGCTGATCGAAGCGGGCGCCGCGATCGTGGCCGAAGTGCCGGGGCCGGCGTCCGCCGTGCTCTGCGAGACGACGTAAACCCCCGGCTGATTATGTTTCAACTGAGCGTTGGCTTGCGCAAAAGCAATCGCGTCACCGCCGGTTCCCGCCGTCCCCAGGTTCTGCAGCTTCTGCCCATTGACTGAGTACGCACTGGTTAGCGGCGCAAGCGAAGTCAGGCTGCTTTGCGATCGCGACAAAGCATCGCCGGCAGCTAGGTCCGATGACAAATTCTCTATGCGATGCGACGCGGCGGATACGTCTGAATTCAGCGGAAACGCGTTGCCCCCGCTGCCTCCGGTCGAGCATGACCACAAACCCAGGGCTCCGATTGCAAGACCGCCATTACCACCGCCCTGGCAAGGCGTCGTCTGCTCGCAGTCCTTGCACCAGTAAAGCTGGCCGTCCCGCTCGGCAGGCAACTGAGCATAGTTAAGGGCCACCAGCCGGGGAGCCACAGGTGTTATGCCCGATAAATGGTTATTCAGATCGTTGCGGAACGCCAGGCCCGCACCAATCCCGGTATAATTCGGTATGGGTACATATTGAGTGTAGCCCCGCCTGCTGCTTATACCCAATACGAACACGATCGCGATGGCTATCGCGGCGGCAATTAGCCCAAGCCGCGAACGTGTCCGCGCACTAACTGGGGTGATAGCGGAGTTCAGCATATTTTGCCTGGGAACTGCCGCCGGTTGCTTGATCGCTTGTCCTTCGGTAAATGCATTCGAACCGTTCATCTCCATCTCAAAAGCCTATCGCGATCCAGGAGAATCCATTGGTAATCTCGGGACTGGCGCCGTTGGAACCCAGCAGCGCTCCTGGAACATCCAGCACAAACGTGCCTCCGGCCGCGTTGTAGGCAACCACTGATACCACCAGGTTCATGCCGCCGGTTTTGTAATAGTAGTTGGTTGCGATCGGTGGAATTAGTATCGCGCTTGGAAATCGCACCGGCCACGTGACACTATACTGCGCGTCGGCCGCGACCTTGAGTTGCGCGAGTGAGAAATAGCCCCATTGAATTAGCGCGCTCACCTGCCCCCGCTGTATGTCATTGATAGGTATATGCAGATACCCGCCGGTCTGGAGTGAGCCGGTAAACCCCGCAGCAAACGCCTGCAGCACGGCAATATTGCCGATATTCGTGTCTTGCCGCTGTTTCAGATACGCCGTGCGGTTGGCAAGTTGCTGATGCGGCTGATTGCTTATGCCGATCCCGCCGAAGCTTGCATTGAGTGCCGCGCCCTCCACCGGATCGGCCTGCTGAATCTCGTAGACCTCATTCAGCGTGAATTCAGGATCATCGATTAATGTAGTCATTATTTATCCTGGCCTGGCGCGGCCGGCGTGGATGGCCTTAGTCCGGCCGGTTCACCCGCCAGCCTAGAAGGTCAGCGTCCACGTTCCGCTGTATTGAGATGCCCCATCGTAGGGAAAAGCTGGCACTGAGACGTGAGCTATCATCGGACCCGGGGCGGTATGCAGTGCCACCAGCGTCCACACCGCGGTACCGTCGGTGGTAAGCGAACCGGGTGTCGTGGCCCACCCTGGCGTGTTCGCGCCGGTCGTTCCCGGCGTTCCGCAGCGCTGCAGGTTGCCATTAGCGTCAACTACCAGGCTGCCTGCGGCCTCCGCCGTCACGCTGCTCCAGGATGGATTAGCGCTCCCGCTGGCGGCCGGGAGAATAACGCCCCCGGCATTAGCGAAAAGGCCCAGTTCCTGAATCGTCATGCCCAGCGCACCGTAGTCAGTGCTTTGCAGGGAATAGTTGAACTGAACACTTCCAGCGGAAGGAAAGCTGTGCGCCACGATCGTGTTGTAATACGCCGGCGGTGCCGTCAGCGCGGAATCCGCGGTGGCCGGAGCGGCGCCCCCGGAACCGAAGCCTATCGCCGTTGCATACTGGCCCGCTGTGACCCCCGCAATCAGATTTGCTAGTGCCGGCAGCCCTGCATCGACGAACAAGTTAGGCTCCTCCCACCAAAGTGTTCCGCCTTGATAAAGCTTGACCAGTCCTCTTGGACGCATCATTTCCTCATTTCGCTCGCAATCGATTTCATCCCTAAGCAGTGTCGCGCCGCTCCGGCATTTCTCGCCTCGTCAATCGCGTCTCCCGCCGCTGTCCGCGATCACTCCGGCGTCAGGTCAAACCCGCGATTGCTAACCCGTTAATCTCCACACCGTCATCAGCTGCGGCCGGCTCATTGAAACCATAAGTGATTCCGGCATGGCGGAAGTGCCCATCATAGTAGGGCGCCAGCGTCTTACTATCCGCGATCGGCCATCCCATCCCGCTAATCGAATCCCATGGCGTTGGGGCTTGGTCAGCTTGTGCGAAGACCGTCATCAGGATATCCACCGGCCGTTGAGCCAGGTCCGCCACCGCTGCCGCTGTGAACCATAGTGAGTCGAGCCAGGCGCGCACCGGCTTGAAAAAATTAATCGCTGCTGCTGCGCGTGCCGCCTCGCCTGAACCTACGGCTTGGCCTCCGGCAAGTTGTATGTATGCACGAAATACCGCCCACCCTTCGTTCGCCGGCCACGCTGTGCCGCCCCAGCTCGCTTGGCCTTCCTGAAAACTCGCCGCCGCCCAGCCAAGTGACTTCAGCGCCGCCTTTATCGCATATGGTGTTCCGCGCGTTCGATGCAGCGGAATTGCGGACTTGAGCAGCGCCCTCAATGAATCGAAGTCGGAAGGGCCGGCCAAACTGCCAGCCGAGCTAAGTGTGTCGATATTACTCAATCCGTCCACTGTCGTTAGTGTATCAATCGACTCTCCCGCCTGGACCGTTAATTGCCACTCTGGATCCAGCATGTCGAACTGCCACGCCAATAGAGTTAGTGCGCTCTCCGGCACTGAGTCCAGCCGATAGACCAGGATAGGAACGAGGTCGAGTGCACCGAGGCGCTCGATCAAGTCCAATAGCGCACGGCCGCGTACATCGTTGATCGAAGGCTGGAGACTCAGTTCGGCCATAATATTTTGCTCAGCTCACACAGGCTCTCGGCGGGCGGCTCGTGGCCTCTTAACTTGCACTCGCCGCCACTGCCTGGGCCAGAACTATCGCTGTACAGTTGGCCCACTGTCCTGGTTCTAGCTGAGTGTAGGGAGGCGACGTCAGCGCCACTTGGTAAACACCGCTTACTGAAAGGGCTTCGATAATCTGGCTCGGAACCAGGTCTCGTTGAATCCTTGAAGCCAGTGCGATTGCAAAGTTCGCCGCGGCCTCATTGGCGGCGGCCATCGTCGCTACAGGTTCCGCATCAGCATACAATGTGATTGTCCCCGCGATCGCGTAGTCTACTTCCGTTACCCCTGTCACGTTAACCGTATCAGTCAGCGGCCTGACGTTATCAGCACTAAGCGCCGTGGCTAGTTTCCCTATTAGTGTCGCGCTGGCGATTCCTGAGGGATTTGGCGAAGGCGCCGGCTGCGCTGTTATCGGACCTGTCAGAATACAAACCGTCACCTGGCCGGGTGCCGGTGAAAGCACTTGCGCGTCACCGATCGACGAGTCCGCACTAAGCGCGAAGAATCGGTACGCACCCTCCGGGCCTGCCACGCTGAATTGATTAGGCGCCGCCTGAATCCTCGATCGCAAGTGATCATCGGTTTCGGGCGCCGACCCGCCCGCGCTGATCGTTATATTCGTCACCGACGCAATCAAAGCGTCGGGGTTTAACTCAACTGTGATCTGGCCTGCCAGATAGCCATTCGCTCCCGCACCCGCCGGTGTGGCTGATGCCACCACTGACCCCGTAAGCGCGCCTGCGGGAATTAAAAGATCCTCATTGGTGGCGAACACTGCTTGGCCGTCCGCCGAGCCGGCCGTGGTGTTCGCTGGAATCGTGTAAGACACACTGAGAGCTTCCGTCAGTGTAAATTCCAGGGTGGTCGTGGCGCTTTGCGCGGCCAGCCGCGCGACTCCAACCAATTGCCCAAGGTAATCGATCATCGGAAAACCGGCAAAAGCCACCAGGTTCTGCTCGCCCGCGTATTGAATCGCATTTCGAACCAGCGACTCACGATAAGCGTACAAGTTAATTAGCAGGCGCTCGACTTGGGCTGGCTGGAGCGTCCGGCCCGCCGCCGCTTCAAACGCCGCTATCATGTCCGCAAGGATAAGATTCGGATTGAGGCCGTCGCTATCATTGACAAATTGCGGCGGCGGCAGTTGAGGTAAGCTCGCTCCCATGCAAGGTTGCTCCGGAAATTCAGTTTACTGGCGTGCTGGCGGTTAAAGCTTCGAAAAATGCCGTCACCGCCTGGTTCATGGCGTAAATATCGAGACCGCGGTGGTCTGAAGCGTACCCGCAGGCGCCGCCCCGTTTCCATTCCTGGTCAGTTTTAGTTTCCACACAACCGAAACGTTCAAATGCGCGCCCGATTGTGCTGTGCCATCCAGCACTGGATCCGCCCCTATTGACACGATCGTGAGCCTCGGTTCCCACAGTGTCAGCGCCAGCGTGACTTCGCGCACCACCGCCGACAGAACGCGATTGATTGGGTAGTCGATGAATTGCCAGAGATCGGCCGCGAACGTGGGCCTCAGCGGATCACTCCCTTTTGGTGTTGTTAGTATAATGCCTACGCACTGATTCACATCTGCGACGCCCTGAACTACGTTGCCGATGCCCGATCCCGGCTGTCCGGACCCGTCCAGCGCCAATGACCAGTCCGCTGAACTGATATCAGCAAGTGTCACCGCACCGGCGGGCATCAGCCTTCTCCCTTCCCGGCTTGCCGGTTGATCCGATCGCCTCTAGCGAAATCAGGGTATGCGTGTCCATCCGTTTTCGCGCGCCTGGAATTCATTGGAGGCTTCACTGGATAGTGTTGCAGTCTTCGTTGCGTTGCCGGAAGTAAACATCCAGATCGTGCCGCAGGCGCGGCTTGTTGCCCGTCAATTCGAACACACCCCATACGTTCCGCTTCAGATCGGTATCCGGGTCGAACTGGTGCTTGGTGATTATGTCCCAGCGCTGCACATATCTGCGATCATTTTTTCGGCCATGCCACGAGTGCTCAATCGTGGAGCCTTCGAGAAACCCGATATTCTGGTTCAGATGGCGCAGCGCACGGCGCTGCCACTGCATCAGCGGCCGCATATAGCCTGGCGCTACCCCCTTAGGCACGCTCAATTTGACCTTGCCGATCAGAGCGAGCGCCATGTGGTGATCACCCGCTCCCACCGCCGCCGTGTCCATCAACCCGCCGAGTGCGCCGACTGCGCTGCGCGCCGCCGCCCAAGCATAACCCGGATGAGCGAAACCATAGTAATGGCCTTGCCCAACCTGTACCCCTTTCCACCACTGGCGGCAAAACGACCGATGATGTTCCACATGCTCGCCCTTGGGCCCCAGGTCGTAACAATCCGACCAAGGCTGCAAAACATCATATTGTTGTAAAAGGTCTACCGTATCGGCCGCCCAGTGTTCATTCCGAAACTTTATATCCGCATCGATCCAGGCCACGTATTGCCAGTTCTCCGGCAAGCGCGATATGCCTAGGTTGATCAGGTTTTCTTTGTTCCATAAAAGTGTACTCGCCCGAACCCCAACGTGATTAACCCGCGCTTCGCCCCCTAGCAGGTGAGGCCGGCTGCCCAGTGCGCACTCGACCGTGGTAAGGCATACCCCGCTGGCCAGCATATGCGCTTCGAATTCGCGGTAAAGCCGCAGCCGGCTTTCCCAATCAATCGGATTGTAGACAACGGTGACGACATGGAGCAGGTTCGCTTTCATGATATCCGCGTTACTCCGCTCTTACAGCGTTGCTGGCTGTTGTTATGGTACCGGTACCCGCGGGGCAAACGACGGTGTCGCCCAGGCGCGCGACCCCTTTTATAGCGGCCGCTCCGCCCAGAAGTATTTGCCCCGCCGTAACAATCGCGACGTCACCGTTCGAATCGATCGTGACCGACGCGCCGCTCGCCTGAATAGTCAATGTCGCGGCGGGAAGTGCTACACTCAGAATGTGCGTATTGCGATCGTATTCCAGCGAGCTTCCATCCTTGAAGCTCCAATGCGCCTTATCGCCGCTCTGGACGGGGGTCGTATCCACCTCCGAGTAGATAGCTCCAAGCACCGCGCCGTCTTCGTCGTTCTCATCCATCATGCACACGACCTGCTCCCCTAGGTCTGGAAGCCAATACGCTTTGTCGGCTTGGACTTTAGGGACAACTACCGCCAGCCACCACGAGGTCATTTGATCTCGATCCGGGAATGAAACCCGCACCCGGCATTTGCCGGCATCTTGCGCCTTGACTATTCCCACTCTGAACACTTGCCGCCATCCTCTGTCCCGTGCTTTACCTAACACTCCCGCCCGCTGGCCCGCCTCAAATACTCACTTTTCGCGCATCTATTTCCGTTGTATAGCCTGTTTCGCGCCTCAGTTGATGCCGCGCCTGCTCAATCAGGTAGGTTCCGTCATTGACGCCAAACCCCGTGACTGCAACGGTATTGCCGGCCACCAGATAAGGTGATCCGCTACACGCGATCTGCATGGTCGCTTTCATCATATTGGCCGCGTGCAGCGCGCTCTGCGCCTTTAACTGAGCCTGCTGCCCGTTCTCGCACCGCATCACCCGCTTCGCGCTGTCACTGGTTGGAACCGCCGAAGCCGCGTTCGCGGTCTGTGTGATCAATTGTTTCGCTAGCGGCTGCTGATAGGCGACCTGCGCCGCTGCATAAATCTGATGCGATCGGTCTTTGAAACCAAATCGCGCCACATCGCTCCGCCCGATTGTTGTTACTGGAGCCGAGGCTTCTAGCGCTTCACGGGCGTAGAATATCAGTTGCGAGCCCCTGATCGTGAAATCATAGTCGTGGTCGAGCGCCAGCCGCCGCAGGAATCCCAAGTCGGTCTCTTGCCTCTGCGTCACCCTCTGAAACGCCGGATTCAGCGCGCCAGCTTTACTCACCAAGCCTAGTGCGTATTTTTCCGCGATCGTGCCAGCGATTTCCGTGAGCGTCTGCCCTTCATAGCTGGCGCTGCTGATCGTGCGCATTGCCGGCGTGATATACGTGGCCAAGCACCTTATATGGAAAACGTCCGGCGGCCCGCTCAATGCTAATTCGTCCACTTGAAAGCTTCCGCACGGCAACAGTGCTTCGCCGCGATAACCAATTTCGAGGTTGACGACATCGCCTTCCTTCGGATACCAGGGTCCTTGCCACCTCTTGTTGCCATCCTCTAGTGTGATTTCTAGATCACCCGACGCGGCGCCCAGCTTATCCGCATACACGATAGCCAGCACCATGGCCGAGATATCCGAGCTGATGTCCACTGATTGGTAACTAAGCACCCATCCTGGCGACCGCACTGAATAGACTGCATCCATTTCCTCTTTTCCTTCGCCGGGCCTGTATCGCCTCGATAGTGCCTGCGCTGAGCACCGCTACCCGCGGCTCCACGGCGGCAGATCCGCGGATAGCGCCTGCTGCACCAGCAGAATTGGAATGGCTATCTTCAGGCCCGCCTCGAACACGGGTTCGATCGGGATCAGTGGATTAGCCATAATGATCGGAGAATACAGCGTCGCATCGCCGTAGTATTGCCACGCTAACAGGTCCCAGCGTTCGCCAGTTGCGGTCAGGTGCACGATGAACTGTGAGTTGGCCATTGCTTGCCGGCCCTTAAGCCTGCGTCCTGACAATGGCGCCGGCCGGAACGTCGTCCGGATTTCCAGCGGCGGAAGCCGTGCGAGTCAATACGTTATCGGCGAGAATCGGCGAGACTCCTGGGGCACCGGTCAGTGTGGCGATGTAATTGCCGGCCGCGCCAGAAAACTCCGCCACGCCTGACGCGCCCGAGTAAGTGACTTGGCCGCCCGCCTCACCGCCTGGAGCGGGCACAACAGCTATAGGTGCGAATGCGGCTGCGCCGGCGCTGAGGCATCAACTTCCGCGTCCAGAGCCCACTCCTTCAGTTCCACCATTACCGTCATAGCAAACATGTCGCCTTCAGCACTCATTTGCGTCGATGTCACCCGGAGCGCAACCATCACAAAGTACCCTTCATGATCCCCGTTGCCGAACACCAGCGGCCGCGCGCTATGGTCGCGGCCCGCAGCCAGTAACTGGGCAAGCTGCCCGGCCGGGTTTGTGAATGACGCGTGGAACCTCAGCTCAAGCTCGATCGTTCGCAGATTCTCCGATAGCCATTGTAGTCGCGGGCGCGCCTCGGCCACTTCTTGCTCTGCATAAGTCCAGCGGTAGACTGATTCGTATGACAGGGGCGAACTCAGTAATTCGAACGTGATCTCGCCTAAGGTTCCGAACATGCGGTTTCCTTTCCATTCTCTCGCCGCTCAACCCGAGCGTCGCTTTTTGCCCTTCAGAATTCGATGCGCCGTTGTTTTGCGGCTTCCTGATCAATCACGCGCATTAAGTCATAGCTGTGCCGCCTGAGAGCCTCGATAATATTGACTTTGTCCTGCTGATCGAGGATCAGGCTGCCGCCTTTTAGTACGACAGTGGGGCTGAACTGTATGACAACTGGCCGAGCCATCTTCCGTTCACGGCGTGTGGAATCGTGAACGGCTCGCCGCGCGAAGGATGCCGGCCGCTCGCCGCTATCGGCGTAATCGCTCTTTCCACTAAGCCCCAGCTTTGCCGGCCCCGCAAAGGAACCGATCTCCTCCTTGGCTCCGTTCCCTGGTGAGCTATGATAGTTCCGCGCCCTGACGGCAGTTCCGCCGCGCTGGTGCAGCCGCGGCGAAGAGCCGATCCCCTCGGCGTCCATCCCTCTGCGGACAACGTCGAAAACGATTGCTTTGCCCAACAGGCCGCGTCCGGCCGTCAAAACTCGAACTAAGCGGCCCCTGCCCTGCCGGCCAGCTAATGCCGCTGCCGCATTTACATCCGGTAACATTCTACTTCCTAGTCGAACACTTCGCCGGCCGTACGCCGCCGCCGTGGAATGTCTCCTGTTCTCGCTCAGTTTACCGGCCTGCCGATTCGCAGTTCCCATCAAAGCCTTGGACATCCGCTGGCGCGGCCAGCGCCGGGCGGCCTCTGAAGGGTCTTTTCGCGAACGGACACCTGGAACGGCTTTGCTGCTGCTTATTGGACTGCCGTCAGCAATTGGATGAGTCCCATGTGAATCCCGCCTCCGTATCGCTTCCGCCTCTCGGCTGGCTCTCTGCTTAATTGCCTGCAGCCACCCCGCCGAGGTCGTCCGGAACGCTTCCCCATCCGCCTTTCCATGCGGGCCGGCACTTTCAGCCAGGAGCTTCGGCCAACTCACAGGCTTCGCCGGCCCCTTAACTGGCCATCTTGCCCGGGCCGCCCCGATACTATGTCGAAATGAACTTTCAGGCTTGGTGGCTCGAAGAACCATCGCGAAATGCGCAAGGCTCGCTTTCATGGGCGGATTCATTCGTGAAAGTGATCGCGGCACTAGCGGCTTTAACCGCTGGGAATATCTCCTGCCTAGAGTCACGGCGCGGCGGAAATTACCACTCAACATGGTTGGTTAAGCTCCCCGCCGTTTAACGAACCGGGCGTTCTAGTTCGCGAGGCTTGGCCAGCGCTACCCTCAAGACACGCCCCATCACTTCGGCCCCGTCCAATTCTCCGATCGCGATCTCCGCGTCCTCTGCCGTCATCATGTCCACGAACGCAAAGCCGCGCGATAGCCCTGTCCAGCGGTCCTTCATGAGTTCAACCCCTTCGACCCCGGCGACTCGTGCGAACACCTCTCGCAGCGATTCATCGTTTAGCTCGAAGTTCAGGTTGCCTGCGTACAATCGCCTGTTACTCATTACCTTCAACTTTCCCTTGGACGATCCGTAAGTCCGCGTCTATGGCTATTCCCCGCTATCGCTGAAGTAGGCGTTCACCTCATTCAGCCAGAATCTCACTTCGCCGATTTCCATGGCCGCGATTTCCGCGTAGGCGAATCCGGTCTGGATCAGGGCCAGGAAATTAGTCCCCGGGGCAGCCGCGCCCGCCGCGCGCCCAGCTTCCCGGCCACCTAAAAATTTGCGCTGTCGTCTACCCCTCCGGCGACCTCCGCCTCCAGGCAAAGAACGTCTGCCAGATCCATAGCCAGTACGTCCTCATATACGATTGCTTTGCCATCGACTTCCGCCAATTCGGCTATCAGCGCAAACGTGATCGCCGTCGGCTCGGGATTGTGGCCGGCCACCCGATGCGCACGCATCAGGTCGCGTCCGAAACCTTTTCGCACTACTGCCGGCCGGCCGGAAGGGAGCCTGATTTCCCGCGATGAATCGTCCACTATAGTTCTTCTCCAGGAATGATGCTTTGAAAATCACCGGTGCCGGGAAGATTTTCAGCCGCCCAGGTTTGATCGCAGGATCGCGAGCTGATCGGTTCCATTCACGACATAGATGTTCGCGATAACATCATAGAGATGTATCTGCGCGCCGGCCACGTATAGTTCGGAATGATAAACGGTGATAATCGACGTGCTGTCGGCGTTTTCGTGCTGGCGAAACGTAAAATTCCCCGCTTCCTTGAAAACGCCGGTCATTAGATACACTAGGGGCAGTTCCGCAATTCGGCCTTGGCTAGTGTACTGCTCGATGCTCCCGCGCACTTGAAATGAATGAGACACGAACGGATTAGCGGCTGCCGCAAGCGCCTCCGGATAAAGTGACGCCCACTTGATTTTCGCTTCCAGTTTGTCGACCCCGGCCCAGAACTCAGCGGTGCCCGCCATGCCAAGCGCTTTGTGATCGGCCATCTTTTGCTTCGGTTGAGCGACTTCGATCTCCTCAGCGCGGCCGAGCAATCCGACTCCGTCCATGTAGATATTCGCGTTGGTAATTCGGTTAATTGAAATATTCATATATCACTTATTGCCTCCCCGTGGTGATCGCCTTGTTAACGCTGCACTTCAGCGCCGGGCCTTCCCTCACGCGTTGGCCGGCGTTCCGGTTAGCGCACTGGTATTGCCCGGCTGGCTCAAAAGCGTCGAGTCGATATAGACGTTGAATGTAAGTCGTTCG